TGCGCAACCATGACACAAGCAGCGACCCCCTCGGTCGTATCTTTTCTGTCGAATGGGTCAGCAATGACCAAGAAGCTATGAAGTTTTTCGATAGTACTCAGGACTTCATGGCGTTTAAACGCACTCTCGACAGTGGGAATGTGCAAAAGATTTACAAGGAGATGTACAAACGCAATCTCCTTACTAACGATCGTTGGCCCGGCATGGGCAAACTGGTCGCCAAGGCTCGCATTAGTGACAATGATGCTATTGAGAAGTTCTTGGATGGTAGATATTTAACTTTTTCCGCTGGATCTCATACTGATAAATATTGTTGTGGACTTTGCGGTAGCGATTGGGCTACTGGCGATGTTTGCGACCATTTGCCCGGCTCTATTGACGACGAAGGTCGACCGGTTGTAATGTTTACTGGAGTTTTCGCTGGACGCGAAGCCTCCGTTGTAACTACGCCTGGAAATGATTTAAGTCAGTTAACAAATATGGAGTTTGGGGATTGTGTTGAGCTTGCTGCGCCTGTTAAGGACGCAGCACGTTATAGCAAATCACAAGTTACATTCACTGATGCCAGTGTAGATATAGGAGACCTTATGGCAACACAGACTATTGATCTGCAAAAAACCATCGAATCTCTAAAGTCAATGGATGCGCGCGATATTGCGCGCGGCCTTTGGAATAATACCCTTACCGCAGAGCAGAATGATGCGATTGCTGCTAAATCTCATTTTGAGACTACTTGGCTAATTCGCGTTCATGATGCACTTCATAGTGAATACGATTGGAGCATTCGCTATGGTGATGACAGTAAGATTCCAGAAGCTGTTTTTGCTTTTCATGGAGATCTTCACGATCTCTCTACTAGTAAAGGTTTCCGTGACTCTATAGTGAACGGTGCACTAGATGGTTTTGACAAAAAAGGCGAGGCTTCTGAAGAATTCAAAGCCATGCGCAGTCAAGACAACATGGAACCAGATGCTAAAGTTCAAGCACTTACTTCTGCAGAACTTATTCAGCATTTGCTTTCAGATACAGATGCTTTGACAGCTCTTAAAACCGCACTCACAAGTGATAAAGAAGAGGTTGTTGAAGAGGCTGAAGATGCAGATGTCCCAGATCCAGGAACTCAAGACGATTCTGAGGAAGCTGACAGTTTGCAACATTTCGATTGGTATTTGCTTACATTAGCTTTTGCTCATGAACTTGGCGACTTGGCATTAAGTTCTGAGGCAACCGATGCACTTGATGAAAAAGCATTTGTTGGTCCTGATCGAACATTTCCGGTTGCAGATTTAGATCATCTCACGGCAGCACGTCACGTTTTAGAACGTGCACGGCTTACTGAAGATCAAAAAACTGAATTTGAATCTGAACTTGCTAAGCGCATTGACATTTTTAGTATCAGTCAGCAGTCTGCAGAAGACTTGCAAAATGATAAACTTAAATCTGAGCTAACTGCGCTCAAAGCTGATTACTTACAGTCTCTTGAAGTTGCAAGTAATTTGCAAGCTGAAGTAGATTCGCTAAAAGAAAAGCTAACCGCACTTGACACGTCTGAAAAGATAGGTCAAGATAATACTAATAAAGCACCTTCGATAGAAGATATCAAACCTGTGGAAGATGAGAGCGCAAGCAGTTCTCAATCTATTGCAGATTCTGTCAAAACGCTTGGTGCCTACGAAAAGAAGATTGTCGCCTGTTTCAAGAAACTGCGAGACGAAGAAGGTGAACTTGCTGCAATACGCTTCCTTCATGGAAAGATTGCACGAGGACACGTTCCAAGAACCTTCGATATTACCCCACACATTCAGGAGAATGAATAATGACTGTCAATAGACATTCCGCTTCGTTCCGTACCAGAGAGGACGTGTTTGGCAGTATTACGCCAAACAATGTTGTTCAACGAGATGTCAGCGCACCATATGGTGAGTGGAAGCCTGCGGCTTGGCTCCCTATTATTTTTACTAAGACTGATATGCATGCCGGCGAAGATGGTTTTGTCATCAGCTCTGGCAAAGTTGTTGCACTTGATAGCCAGAACAGGGTTGTTCCTGCTGGTCTGCGTGCTGCACTTGTTGATACTTTTGCTTCTGCTACGAACGTATTAACTTACACTTCAACCGATTACGATTATGGTGTTACAGACCTTGTTACTGGTGCACCAGTTGCCAGTAGCGCTGGTGCAGCTTATGAAGCTTCTGAGATTGCCATCGCTCTTTGCGATCGTGGACTTGTGCCTGCTTCTGCCATGGTTACAAGCAGCAATACCTATCCTCAAACTGATGGTGACGTCAGTGAAGTCATTGAGTACTTCATTTCTGAGGCAGTGGGTGTTACTGCATACGATGTATTCGTATGGTCTGGTCGTCCTGAAGATGGCGACCAAGTATTCACTAACTACAGCAAGCAGCATCTCATTCAGTTCCTTACTGAACTTCAGATGAAAGTTCCGCACCGTACTCTTGGCTCTGACACTACTACTTTTGACCTTAGTGCAATCACTGTTGTGACCGCACAGGCAAATGATGGTCTGATGCCGACAGCTGGTCAAGTATGGCATGAGACTGCACTCGACGATGTAACTCGTTGGGCAAGTGCTGTAAACGGTAAGGATGTTTATGCAATTCAGCTTGACAACGACTTTATCGCGAAAAACACTACACGCACTGTAATTAGCTGTGATGTCAGTGGCATTCTAGAAACCGAAAAGTCTAGCATTGGTCTCATTAGTTCTGCTGGTGATTTCTATGTAGATACTCGCACTGGTACTCTTTTCATCCATGGTGATGCTTGGGATACCCAAGATGCTCTTGAAACTGCATCGGCTGGCGCTGGTGACTTTATTGTCACATACTACTACTACGCAGTAGCAGCTTCCGGTGGCGCAGCTTCTGACCGTTACGTCTTCTTAGATGGCGAACCAAACCCAGGCAGTTTCCTCTCCTATGATGAGCATTCCAACTTTGTTGCAATGGCATCTAGCCAGGATGCACTTGGTACTAGTAACACCCGCAGCATTGGTCGTCTTATTGACGTCGATGTGGAACCAAAAGATCTGTTGGCGCAAGTCAAAACCGCATTCCAGCTTACTGGCATGAGTGCAGTTTCTCAGATGCCCGGTTCTGCAACTGCCGGTTATAGCGATGCAATTACTCTTGCAACTTCTGAACAAGTTGCAGATCAGCTCGCGATCATCAATCTCAAGGTCAACTGAAAAAGGAGTCAACGATGAAATTCGAACTCAAAGACGGCCGTAGCATTGATCTTCCTTCTAGCAAGAAGGCTCAGACTCGCTTTGTTGCTGATCTGTTTCGTACTCAAGGTCGCGTAGAAGACGAAGGCGTTGAGATGGAGTGGGAAGATATGTACAAGATGCTTTCACCGCGTCATCAAAATGATGCTGTGGGCACTCCTAATATTCGACCAATACTTCAGTCTTCTATGGAAGTGCTGATTCGCGAGCCTGTTGAGCCGCTTATGGTTATTACCGGGTTATTTACCCGAGTAATGGCCAAAGGCCTTAGCACTCAAGTTCTTGCTGGTGCCGTTGGCGCAATCACCGCTGGTGATATCGCAGAGCACGGTACGTACCCAGAAAATATGTTCCAGCTCGGTGGCGCACTGCAAACTGCATGGATCGGCAAGTCCGGTCTTGCAGCTTCGTTTACTGACGAAGCGCTTCGCTACAGCACCTGGGACATCATGGCGATGAATCTTCGTCTGATGGGTGCTGCACTCGTGCGACACAAAGAACAAAAAGCCATGAGTTTCCTTCGGGAGCTTGGCACCGAACTGTTCAACAACAGTTCGCCTACTACCAGCATGTTTGGTGTTTGTACCGGTCGCGGTCTAGATATGCAACCTAACGGTTCGCTTGCTGTAGATGACCTCTTTAAGGCTCTGGCACACATGGCTGAAGAGGGATTCCAGCCTGACATACTTCTAGTTAACCCACTCTTCTTCTATCAATTCTTACAAGATCCAGTTATGCGCAACATGATGCTTGCGCATGGTGGTGGAAGTTACTTTGAGAAGTTCTCTGGTAATCCTGGCCCACTAGACCCATGGTCTAATGGCTCCATGGGTGCTCAAGGCCCATCTCTTGGCAACAAGATCAATGCTAGTGGAAATGCTGCTGGCGCTACTGCAACCGGTATTTCCGGTCGCGAACATGGTATGACTTCCGCAATGAGTGTTCCAGGGTATTTCCCATGGCCGTTCCGTGTTATCGTCAGCCCACTTGTACCGTTTGATGCAGCTACCCAACTTGGTGATATTTATCTTCTTAGCAGTGGCAACATTGGTTTCCATCTTGTTGATGAAGAACTCACTCAAGTGGAATGGCGTGATGAAAATGTAGATGTTGTGAAGATCAAGCTTCGTGAACGTTATGGCTTTGCTGTTGCTCATGAAGGTCAGGGTGTAGGCGTAATGAAGAACGTCAAACTTGCACGCAACTATTGGGATGGAACCGTATCTGTACATTCTATGGATGTAGATAGCGAGATCTCTCCAACCGCAGACGTACTCTGAGCGACTGCTTAGAGTTCTAAACGACTAAATTTGGGGAGTCCTCTTATGAGGACTCCCCTTCGTTCGTATAGTCGTGTACAATAGACTCAAAGGAGATTTTCTATGAGTTGGTTTAAGGATGTTGTTGAAGATTGGGATATGGTGGGCAGAACCGTTGCGCCTATGCCACCTTCAGCAGAGTGGGCAAATGCAAAAGACGAAGAAGGAGAGGAGCAGGTTGCTGTTTCTTTAGGATATATAGATCTTGCAGCTAGCCGTGATCCAAATGTCATGCAGCTAGAGAAGCTAAAAGCAGAAACTGCACTAATACTGTCTGGAGAGTGATACATGTCTACCCCTTCTATTGTGCGGGTTTATCCTGCTGATGGAGATTCTGGAATTCCTGTTGGTGAAACCCTTGAGGTTTATTTCGACCGGGGTGTTGACCTGAAATCTGTTTCTGATTCTATTGTTCTTTTCGGAAGTGACAGTGACCAAACCAGCGGTCCTGATAACGCTATCTGGATTGATGAGGATACCGGCAATAACAAATATTTTCTTAGTTCTCCAGGCTTCAAAGGCTTGGTGCCCGTCAAGTTTGAATTAGTTTACTGGGATACTACCGACACTGTCACGTATGCAGAAGT